CCACTTCAATTACCTTGTAGGCTCTCCACTACGGTGCTTGTAGCGTCTACCAATTCCGCCACCTGACTAAAATTTTAACAAATATAAGTATTTATAGTGAGTTTTATACTAAAGAGTAGCTAATTTTTGACTATACGCCAAGTGCGCTGTTATTTCACAGGTGAAAGTACCCAAGTAAAGTACCTCGTTATTTACCACAATTTGAGATTTCCACTTTTTGCCAGACCTATAAACGCCCTTAAACCTACTTGCATACTTTCCTTGCGTTTTGCAAATGTTGTATCTATGTGTTACGATTTGCAAATTGCTTAATCGGTTGTCATTTGGAATATCATTGATGTGGTCTATAACCATTTTAAATCCATTTGGCACATGATTTAAAAATGACTCGGCTACTAAATGGTGAATTAATTTTACCTTCCTTAAATTGTTTCCGTGAAGCGTAACAAACAAGTATCCATCTTTGTGTACTGATGGCTTCAAAATTCTTTCCTTGCCAAATTTTAAGCTTTTAACATTGCCTAAATCACTTACTTGGTAAGCTCCTTGAAAATTGGGAATATCCCTCCAGACTTCTTTTTGCATTTTATAGCGTTTAAATTGAGCGTTTAAAAAGAAATGAGGAAGGCGTAAACGCTTCGCTTTTCGCGCGGCTAATTACCTCCGCGCTATCCTCATTCAAAAATACATTTTTTTTCTTACACAATTACAGTCAATTCACTATACGACTTATCAACCTGCAAGCTAATTACTTGGCAGTCCGTTTCGATTATATCAACAATGCTTTCGCGTGCGTCGATAAATACAGGTGCAAACATTCCGAAATGGTAGTTAAGCGCGTTAATTACGTCAAGGCCAGCGTTGATTTTCATGGCTGTATTTAGATCGTTATAAGGCGTTCCGTTTACAGTTGCCTCGCACGTTGGAGCCAGACCTCCGTTGATTTGCTCATCAAACATTTTCCACTTGACAATAGCAAACTTGGCGTTTACTCGGCTCTCAACTAGCTCAATGTGCGCTTTTTCGTATGCGTCAATTTGGAAAGCTACGCGCTCAAGGCTTGCGATTTGTTGCGCTAGTACGCGCTTGTTTTCTGATAGCTCAGCGATACGGGTGTTTATTCCGGCAATGTGACTTAGCTTGGCAAGCGATGCCTCGACCTCTTTGATTTGCTCATCGAGCTGCTCGCGTTCTTGCTTTAGTGCGTTGTTACAAACCGCCTCAGGTGTGTAAGGCTTATAAGTATCAATTGCTCTTTTCAATGCCAGCATTTCGGAAGTGTCGCTTGGCTCTTGCTCGATTACAAATGAGGCTTCAACTTCTTTGAGGTAGGTTTCTTTCGCGCTCAGTTGTGCTGCAAGGTCGGCTTGTTTTTTTGTACATGCTTCGAGTACCGCGACACACTCAGTCATCTTGACTTTAACATCCTGCGCCTCAGCAACTATTTGCTTTATCGCGTTGGCTTTGGCTAGATTGAATTTCTCGAGTTGCTCTTGCTCGTTTGATTCCATAGGTCGCTGGCAACACGGGCAGTTTTCCGCTACAAACGTAAATTGCTTGTCTTTCTCAGCTTGGTACTTTTCTTTGAGCTTAGCGTGCAAGTTCGTAAGCACTCGAAAATTCGCCTCGTTTTGATTCTCAGCGCTGCCGTTTTCGCTTAGTGCAAATTCAATCTTTTGAATTTCTAGACGCAAATCTGCTTTGCGTTTCTCGTATGCCTGCGCGCGGTCGTTATGGTCTTTGAGTAGCTCGCGTTTTGCTTTGGTGTACTCATCTTGCCATTTGTAAAGATGATTGTTACTATCAATGACCTTTTGTTGCTCGGCTTTGTTCTGCTCGGCGATGTCGTCGAGTTGCTTATTGATTTGCTCTTTAGCTGCGTTTAGTTCGGCTTTCTTGGTATCTAGCTCAGTAGCATCCAACTCGGTTACAGTCATGCTTGTAAGCTCCTCAATCTTGGGTGCAATGCCGTCTAGTTGCTCCTTTAATCTTTTGCGTTCCGATGCGATGCGCGTTTTTTCGTCTGTAAGCGACTTTCTCGCTTCAAGCAAAGCAAGCAGTTCGTTTGCTGTTTTAAATTCGTCAGGCGCAAAATTTAGCACGTCTTCGGGCGTTGTATCACCTGCAATGGATGTTAGAATCTCGCGGCGCTCCTGCCATTTCATTTTCTCGTTGAAATAAAGCGGTGAGCTGATGACCTTTGCAATGGTGTCAGAAATCATGCCTTTGACGTATGTGTCAAACTCTGACTTGCTCTTTGGGATTTGGTCGATAAAATACTCGGTTGTGTGGCCTGTGAGCTCTTCATGCTCGTTACCTCGTTTCTTTGTCCACTTCTCTTTGTAACGACGTTCAAGTTCGATAACGTCTTTGTCTAGGATAAACACACCGCGCACGCTTGCAACTAGGTTGTGAATCACTTTGCCGTCAGAATCTAGGCGCTTAATACTGAAATCTTGTTGATCGTGCGAGTTCTTGCCGTAGAGTAACCACGTGTAAGCGTCAAAGATGGTTGACTTGCCTACGCCGTTGGTTCCGGCAATAGTGGTTTGTTGCGCGAAATCAATCGTTAAATCGTTGATTTTCTTAAAGTCGCGTACATGCAACTTGCTTAAAATTAGCTTTTTCATTGTTGTTGTATATTGGTTATGGGTGTAAATATAGGTATAATTATTTATAGTTGGTTTATTTTTCAAATATAATTTTCATGCCCATTTCAAATGCAATGTACATTTCAATTCTAGCGCCTTTGGAGGCTCTCCAATTTTTTAGCATAAATATTTCATCACAAGTAATCAGCGCCGCAATACACTCACGCATATAGCTTTCCCAACTTTTATCGTGATTATGCGGCAACGCCATTGGGTTTACCACCTCAAATCCTTCTACCTCTAGCAATGATTGATTAAAATCAAATTCTCTTTTTCTTTCGTTCAAGTCGTATCCCGTAATCGGGCCTGCTATGTAAATTTTTGTTTTTTCCATTTTATCGTTTTTTTTATTTACCATTGTATCCCATTTTTACAAGCGTGCTTAATAGCTTCGTGAGCTAAATAGTGCTTTTTACTCGCCATGATTTTAGGGATAACGCCCTCCTGATCATTTGCCGCCTTTTCTCGATAGTAAATATCGGCTGTATGTTTGAGTAAAGCATCGCGCTCGGCTTTGGTCATGGCTCTCCAAAACTTATCAGCTATCGCCTTGGCTTCAAACATATCTCCCATCCATTCATTGAACTCTAGGCTGTCAATATACTTCTGTTTGGCGCGCAGGAAAAATTGCTCCTCTGCTTCATCCTGTGCAACTTGCTTGGTATTCTCGATGTGCTGCTGCAATACAACCTGCTTTAGCATTTGCTTGGTCGTTATGTATTGGCGAATGGGGGTCATGAACTCGTCAAGGGTCATCTTTTGCCCGGGTATCTTTTGCACTGGTGTAAACTCAAAGCAAGCCGTTAGGTCGTCTATCGAAAGCGGTTCGCGTGTGTTTAGCAAGCTGTCAATTATCGAGCTCAAAAGTAGGTCGGTTATCCTGTCGCTCTCCAAGCCGTAGCGTATCTCTAATGTTTTCAGGATAAAACGCTGGGCTGCTCCAATCGAGTTGCTCAAGTTTTCCGAAGAACTCTTCAGAATTGATTGGGCCTGTTGCGTGCTCAAGATAATATTCCGCGATTTCAACTTGTCGAGAATTGAAAGTTCCGAGCCGCTCCAAATTTCGTAGAGTTTTTCTGATGAAAGCGTGAGGCTGTTGTTTTGGTGTTCCATTTTGTGTCGTTATTTGATTGTTATTTGATTGCTGTTGTTTCAAAGGAAATAGCCCTTTGTAAAGATTCGACATTGATTGCTCAATGATTTGCTTTGCAATGGATGTATCACCTCGACAAAGTTTTTGAAGGGCATTGATGGCCATTTGCTCCGATTGTGGCGTTTTGAATTTATCGCGATGCTGAGCGCTTTTGTAATCTATCCAAGTTTTCCATAAATCTGAAGCGAAAGAAAAATCGTTAAATCCTGAGAAATCAAATTTTGTGTGCAATACTAATTCTACGTTAGTAGGATTAGTATTTATTTCTTCTTTCTTTATTTCTTTATTCTTTACTTCTTTAGTTGGTGTCCTTTTCCCTTCCCTTGTCCTGCCCTTTTCCTGCCCTTTTATCTGCCCTCCTTCGTCATCTGACCCCTGCAATTTGTCCCATTTTACTAGGGTTACAGCCTGCCATTTACCTGCCCCTTTACCTGCCACATTCCTTACCGTCTCCCCTGCCCTCTCCAACTTGGTCATTGCGAGCCTAATTTGCTTCAAAGTTAACCCTGTTTCATGGGCTAAATTCTGCCAACTTGTTACCAAAGTGCCAGCTTTAATCGTGGTATCTTTCCACTTTTTGTCTTCGTAATTTACCGAAACAAGCAAATGAATAAGCAAGCGGGTGGCGTTGTGGTCTTCGTAATATTCCCAATCTTTTAATGCTCGATGTAATTTTATCCAACCGCTCATGTAAATTTTTTAAAAGCAAAAGCCCCTGTAAATCCGCGAGGTCCGACTTTCGCTTCAATACAAGGGCTAAATAATATCTTTGAGTTTATGGTGTCGGACCAACTCATTCACAAATATACAAAATTTCCTTAAACCTTGCTCCTAACTAATTCACACGGTTGCCCGTCAACTATCGAAACAATAGCCTCGCGCTCGGTTGGGTTGATAAACACCTGTTTAAATTCAAAATGAAGGTCGCGCTTGTTGTATGAATGGCCCTCTTTACTGCTTTCAATGCCTTCTAAGAGCTCTTTGCGTAGTTTGCTTAACGAACTATCCAAGCTGGTTGTGTTGTAGTATTCGAGCGTAATGTAAGCGCGCTTTGTTTTAGGTCCTTTTTGGGTGCTCATCTTTTCCAAATTAGTTCTGCGTTCAAAGTTTTTATCTCAGTAATTGATATTTCCTTTTCAAAGCCTAAAATATTCTCTTTTGATTCGTACAAATAATTTACCTTTTCATTTGATTTAGCCATGAAAATAGCGTATTCCCTGCGGTTATTAAGTAGGTTGCTAGTGTAATCTATGTCAAATTTTTTGTAATTTACTTTTGCTTGTTTCATAACTTCACTTTTAAAATAAGTACTGTTTGTTTTTTGTCTTTGTAACGGGTTCCGACCACGTGAACGAACTCACGATCATTCTTAGCGTTTCGGCTTCTGCTAATGTAGTGCAGCTCGTCAAAATGCTCAAGCGTCAAGCCTTCAATCATGTCGACGCGTTCACCTGCTAAATAGCCGTGCAGCTCGTAGTTGTCAGCTTTAAACCATTTGGGCCCGTAAGTAAATTGCGCGTCAACAATGCGGTAAGGCTCTAGGCGCTCGGCGCGCTTTCTAACGATGTGCTCTAGCATGATAGTAGTTTTATGATTAGTAGCGTTGCGAGTAGCAGGATGCTGCCCCAAAACATGAGGCGGTGGCGTTCGATTGGTTTCATTGCTTCCCGAATTTATCATTATAAACGTGCTCCATGTACTTGTCAAACGACGGCTTGAGCTGGTAGCTTTTCTTGTGGTAGGTCTGCCCATCAATCGCGCTCGCATCAATAACAGGCGGCGTGTTGGTCGATTGTAGGTAAACAAGGAACGCAAGCCCGAGTGCCATTATTAGGCCGCCTGCGATGGTTTCTTGGGTTGTGGTTAGTTTTGGCATGCTGTGTAAATTAAAGTGATTATTACTGCAATGATTAATGCGCCTGCGCTCCATGCGGCAAGCATTTCTTTGTCGTCTTGTTTGCTCATAGTTCATTGATTACTTGGTTTAAACTTCTAAGATATTGCGTTTTTTGTCGCTGCCAATCGCGCACCTCATCTTTCATGCGCTCGCGAAACAGCAAAGGCAAAGCGTTGATTTTACTTAGCTCGTTGTCGCAAATTTCGACTTGGCGTATTAGATAGCTTGCTGAATCAATGAGTGGCTTTACGCGCTTTACTGATGGCAGTTGCTCCATTCTTTCCTGTGTGTAGATTGATAGCTCCCGGAGCTCATTCCACATAGTGTTTGCGTTAATCATGTTGTTGTTATTGATTGGCTAACACTACAATTTCGAAAGAATTTTCGTTGCTGCGTCCGTTAGCGACTATTTCGTTAGCGTATTTTGCAGCGTCTTGCACATCGAAAAACTCGTTGGTTTTTGTGTATAGCTCATCTCCGTTGATGTCTAAAAAAATGATTTTGATTTTTTGCATTTTGTTGTTGTTAAGTGGTTGTTTTTAGCGTTGTTGTGTCTCTTTGACCCCACAAATGTACTATAAATATTTATAGTTGCAAATATTTATTTAAAAAAAGTGAAAATATTTTTTTGTGGTGTCGTTTATTTGACTTGTAGGCAAACAAAAAGCGGGCATTTAGAGCTGCCCGCTTAACGTAGGAATTTATGACACAATATCGTAAAGCAAATATAAACAAAAAAAGGCACCCTCGTTTGGGTGCCTTTCCTGCTAAAACCAACGCTATGCAATGAAGCGCGCCTGATGCTTTCACCTACCATGCGCGCTCATATACAACAACAGGTTAAATTTACTCAAATTCATTGATTAAACAATAGCTCACTTTCTTTTGTGGCTTACACATCGTTATAATGCGCTTGTATGTGTTTACGTCGTTTACCACTTGGCAGCCGCCACTCCATCCATTGATAGCTGTGCCACTCGCTTTGTTTAGGTTGTATGTGTTGGGGTGAAAATTGATCCCGAAATAACCTTTTTGAAGGGTTCCGATTTCTTCGCTGTTATCGTCTTTGTCGGCATCTCGGTAGACTTCGACCTCAGCGCCGAGCTGGAGTAATGCTTCGACTTTGCCTTGGTGCTTTCCATAGTGCCAAATATTATAATACCACTTGTCGGCATTGAGCACGGCGGCGCCTGCTTTGTTGAATTTTTCATAGTTTGCGAGTACAGGCGTGCCCGGGTTGGTTGTTCCTGATGTGACCAAAACGAACTGCTCGCCTAAAAACAAATAGAATTTGTCATCAAATCGGTTGGCAATGTCCTCATTTGAGCGGACCCCTAAAAGCCAATATTCTTGCGGATAGCCTTTAAATCCTTCGATTTCGCGCACTTTCTCTAAAAGCTGCGCTGTTGTGTAGTTTCTAACCATTAATCGCTATGTATTTGTGTATTCTCCAGCTTACCCACCAAACAAAAAGCAGGATTGCAAAGATTGCAAGCCATTTCATGCCATCAGCAAAGCCGTTTTTATTCTCGCTTTGGGTTCTTTTGGTCTTTTGCTTCTCTTTTTGCTTGGTTTGTTTCGCTTCGATTTTCTTTGTTTTAAGCGCGTTTCTTAGTTGAGCCTCATGAATTGCATGTATTTGCGCCAAACTATCAGCAAAACGCTTGTTATCGAACCGATAGCGCCATTTAGGGATATATACGTACTCAGTCCTTACAACTAAAGAGTCTTTGTATTTGATTATGGGGTAGGGTTTGCCATCTTTCCACATGGTATCAATGGTGTTAACCTTGAAAGTGTCCACATGGATAGTATGAATGTAGCCTTTTTGCACGGCTTTGTCATGCAAGCGAGTTGCTGAGCATCCGTACATTAAGAAGCTCCACAGCATAACGAATGCTGCGTAAATAATGAACCAATAAAGAGCAGCTCTAACGGGCTTCATTTTAAATCATCTAATTGCTCTTTTGAGCGCTTGACAAACTTAATGAACGCAGCCCACACATTGACGCCTGTAACGCTGTGATAGCTCTCATTAATAGACTTTACCTCGGTTACTACGCAAAAGAACGTGAACGCCTTTGTGAGCACTAAATCAATAGCAATGAAATGACCGAGAATATCGGCAACAACAAATTTCTCAAGCAAGAAAATAAAGGTAATTGCGCCTGAGTAAAGCAATGACTTACTAATGGTGTGCGAAAGCCTGCGCGAGCGAATCGAAGCCCACCCCCTTTTCTTAACACTGCGCCAAACACCAAAACAGGTATCTAAAATGATTGAAGCAACAGCAAGCAATACAAGCGGTTTAATTGGCGCTAGAACGCTAATAAGTGAAAATGCTAAAAGGGTCAATTTAGTTTTCATTTGTCAAAGATATTACTTCTTCGTTTATAGGATAGCCAGCAAAGGCGTGCTTAGGATTTCTTGGTGTCACAAGGTTGCTGCCAAAGTCGTAGGTTTCAGTTGACATAACGTCGTAGTGGTAGCCTTCAGCATTCGTGTTTTCGTCCAACGCAATAACACCGATTTCAACCACGGCTTGTACTCCGATTCCGTAGCCTTCTGCGGTTAGTATTCCTTTGCTTTCGAGGTCAGCTATTGCGGCTTCCTTGTTTGTGTAGGTGAGTTTGTAGATGTTCATTGTTATGCGGTTAGTGCTGCGAGCTGCGTGTTAGTTAATCGAGTAGGGAATAAAGCGGCGGTCTTAATGTTTTTAGTTGCATTACCAAAGAAGAAAGCCGAATTGTTTAAGACTACATCGGTAAGAGCGCCCGTAAAAGTAAAGGCGGTTGAGCTCGTTCCTACTTGAACTCCATTAATATAAATAATGCTATTTCCGCTTTTATATGATGCTGCAATTTTAACCGTTCCTGTGTAAGCGGTTGCGTTACCTAAACTTATAAAAGAACCACCATAATAAACACGGAATACAATTGTGTTTGTTCCCGACTTATATAATACTACACTATTTAATGTGCTTCTATTCAAAGAAAATAAGTCATCTAACCCCGAAGTAAGCGTACCTTCCCAATAGATTGTACCTTCAGTTTGACCAATCAAAGACGAAACACCTGTTTTTTGTACTACGTCTAAATTCCTTGTAACTGATGCCGATGTCGTAGGTATGTACGATGTTGCGTAAGCGCCAGCTTCGAGTTGTGCGCCCCATAGGAAGACGGAGGTTGAAAGGGTGTTTGCTTCTACTCTTAATGCACTTGCGCTTGTTGTAAGGGTTAGACTGTTTGTTGCACCTGACACCGAAGAATTTGGTGTAAATGTCATTGAGCATCTATACCATCCGTTACCTACATTTGTAATCGATGAGGTTGGATTGCTTCCCGTTGTAGTCCCTAAAGTTCCAACAACTCCATTATTTAAGTCAAAGTTGGCAAACATACCACCTGCTGAATTAGTTGTAAACAACTGAATAAAATTATTGGTATTTTTCTTTGCGTAAATTGTATATGTATAAGTTGTGCCACTTACCACAGGGGATGTACCTTGCAATTGATGTTGCGCAAGTAAACCATCTCCCGAAAAAGTATCTGCGTTTTGAACTCCACTTGGCGAAGTTGTACTATTTGCAGTAATTGTTGAAGATAATTTAGCCCACGCTGCATTGTCGAACTGCTCCGAGAATGTTGAAAGGTTAGTCCTCTGCGGCTCTAAAAGAATGTTAGGGCAGCTTCCAAGTGAGTAGTCAAGGCGAGGCTCATTGATAGGTGTGCTTTCAATCAGTCCGCTTGAGTTAGTTCGTGTTGCAGTAGTCGCACGAGTTACGGAGAAATCCCCGTTTCCGTTTGATGGGATGATGCTGTAAAGCTTCGTAGCCTTCTCTGCGTTGGGTGTTACTAATAAAGATGCGTCGTCAAGTAGGCTCATGGTATCGAATTGAATTTGTCAAGAATAGTTTGCAGACAAGACTCAGCTTCAAACGTGCCACCATCGGCAGCCACTCGAATCTTAAATGCGCTTATCATGGATGCGACGATGTCACCAACCAGTCTGAAGAACTGGGTGTTATATAGACTGTAAAAGTACATTACCCAAGAACTAAAGCAACCGAACCACTTGCGAGCTTAACACCTGTAAAATCTTCACCGTCTTGAGGTGCGATTATAGCGCCCGCTTTTACGGCAGTCGCTGGCGTTGCAATATAATTTGCTTTGACGTCTATGTTATTTGATTTGATGCTTGTAAATACGGTGTTTTCCAAAACAACAATGGACGCAATTGGTCGCGTTACTTCAGTTGTGTTATTTACAATGTAAGTGCCTTTTGCGGCTACTAATCGGAGTTGTGCTGGGGTCATAATTCTCTTTTATTAATGTGCTTTGCTGTTTTCTCAGTTATCAAAGTCATAATTAGCAAAAGGAATTGCGCACCAATTTTGGTTATCAAATATGGATAAAGTAAAGGACATCGTCCAACCTGCTATAATGTCGGCTTGACGCTCAACAAACGGCTCAGTTGCGGGTGAGGTTGCGATTGTTAAATCCTCAAAGCGTTCTTGACGCAAAGTGATGTCAATATCGCGAAGTATTTGCAGGCAGTCGCTGTGTGTTTCTCGTACACTCCTATTGTCATCGGTTATGTATTTGTCGCAAATAGTAATTGCCGCCGATACGTTGACGCTTTTTTCTGAAATGCTACCCGGAAGCAAAGTAACAACCATGAGCGGATATGTCGCTGGGGTGTCTTGCGCAAATGCTTGGAAAAACTCACCAAAGAAAAAGCCGTTGATTTGCTTATGCTCGATTGCTATTATTTCGAGCTGCTTTGCTAGTTGGTTTATTGTCATTTCCATGCAGGTACTTCTTTAATTTTTCAATGTTACGCGGCGAGGCTTTAAATGGCTTTAGTGCCAATTGGTGCGGTAACTCGTTTTCTCTTGCTTTACGTTCTCGTCCTTGCATTCGCAGTTGGTGTACAATGGAAATTTAACGCCGTTGTCATCTTTTAAATAGCCGATAAGGCGCTCTTTGTAAAAATAAGCATCTTTTCGTAATCGGTCTCGAAGCGGGTTGCGCTCGGTGTCATTCATGGGGTTGAAATTAGCATCTTGCAAAGTTCCCGTGCCGCGATTCATTACACGATCAGTTACCAAATCCATAGCACGATAGTCAACAAATGCGATAAGACATGGCAACACGTATTCGTCCATGAGCTCGCGATAGTTTGCGTTCCAATCGTTATCCTCAACACGGCGCAATAGCTCCTTATAAAGGCACGTATTTAAGGCAGGCTGCACGTTTATATCCTGCGCTCTCGTGATTGCAATGCTTATGAGCTTTGTATCTACATTTTGATGCACAATACCTCGGCGCTTTACCTCATCGACTGATACTAAAAACTTCATACTTTTTTTGTTACGATTGATTGAAACCAAAGGTGTCGGCACCAAGGTGTTGTTACCTGCGTGTCAGGATTGGTATAAAAACCGCCGCGATATTTCCACACATCGCGGTCAACACGGCTTGAAATGGTATTTATTTCATCACGTGTGTAGGCTTTGTTTAAAGCGATTAGCTGCGTGCAAAATTCACGGCTCCCGCTTTTTGCCTCGGGCACATCTGAGCGCACCTGATAGCTGTATCTTATTTCGAACTCGGGTATTTCGCCATCTGCTGAGTCGATTAAACGCTGTGCAAGCGCTGAAAGCTCGCCATTTTTAATCAATCCCCAATCATTGAGGCGCGCAATGGACAAAGCAACGTCTTTAATTGTGCTACCTGTGGCCTCGGCTATGGCGTTGGAGTCCTCTCCATTGTTTAACAAGCTCAAAATTTGCTTGTCAATGTCCTTCATTTCGGCTGAAATTTCTCCAATTGTAGCAAATACCTCATCATGTTTGGCAAATACGTCAGTCGCTAGGCTATCCCATTCAATTGGTAAGCGGGCAAACTCTTCAAAATCTGCAAATGATTCACCAAATTCGCCGAATACCTCAAGGTCTTCTTTGCTGAATGTGTGCGAATGCTTGCAACTTGAGAAGGTTGCGGCATCAATACCTACCATTTTCTTAGCTGTGGCCTCATCAATTGACGGGAATGAAGCTATAATGATTTCGGCGGCGCTGTCTGCTGTGATTTCACCCGTTTTAACCTTGGCAACTACGTCAACAAGTGAGGCAATTTGAGCGCCGTTAAGGGCGGTTTTTGATACGTCTTCAATTGGTGCCGCTTCGGTTGTTGTGCCTGCTGAATCGGTTCCGCTTGGGTTATTTACAACAACGGTTGGAGCCCCAACAGCTGCGTTTGTGGCGTCTTCAATCGGTTGGATTTCAACTAGCTTCACTTCGCCAACGTAGCCGCTTAGTTCGGCCATATAATTGAGCATCCAATTTAAGCGCTCTTGGCGCTGCATAACGTAGGTCTTTTTAAACACCTCAAATAACTGCGCACTCTCGGCCGCGTTAAATGAGCCCTGCTGCATTACTCCAAATAAAGTAGGGCTAACTACTCCGTGAGCAATTAAAATGTTTTGTAGCGTAGTTTTACCTGTTTGGTCGTAGCGCTTATCCAAATCGTTGCCGTTGAGTTGCTGCACCAATGGCGCGCGCTCTTTGCTTTCGGCAAATGTTACAATAATGTCTCCAGCGTTATCGACGCCCGCGCTTTTCTCTTTGATTTGTGCAACCGCCTTGTTTATTTCCTCTTGCGTTTCTGGCACGCCGTCAGTCATGGTGATTAAGGTGCCACTTGAAAAGCTATTTTGTACAAGTGAGTTGTTGTAGCGATTGAGTAGGTAGTCAGTTTCGATTGCATAAATGCCTGAGAAATACGGCGGCTTCGGGTAGATGCCAAGCTCTTTTTTGTTTTTCTTGACGGGGTCTTTGTAGAATAAGAAAAAAGAACCTCTTTTGTTGTCAGGATTGTAAATGGGGTAGTCGCGATAACCTGTTTTCTCTAGGCTTTGATTTTGGGCATTCCAATCGTTTGATAAATAAACACGATCAATCTTCTCAGAAAAACGACAGCTATCAATTGGTAAGGCTTCCCATTTGACCACCTTTGTGCCCTCCATGTCCCAAGTACCTTTGACGATAAAACCGCCAAAGCCCTCGTAATCTTCAGTCATTGCATCGGCAACCTCTTCGATTGTGAAGTCGCTATTTGGATTGTCGAGAAATTCCTGCAAGTTACCCGAAACGATTTCAATGCCGCCGCCTGAAATGTAACGAATCTTGTTCTTTATGATGCCACCATGCACAGGGGAGCCCTCGCGAAGTTCGTTAATGAAAAAAGGCCAATCATTTTTTTTGCCCCATTTCACAAAGCCGCCCTTGTCTTTTTCTTCAACAGGCTTGGCCATTTGCTTGGCAAAATTGACCTTTTCGATTACGTTCTTAATTGGTTTGCTCTCCATCGTATATGGTGCTGGTTATGTCGTTTTGGTAAATATCGTCGGCTGCCTGTGCTGCTTTTACAATTAGCCTGCCCACCTCTAATAATGTGCTTGTCTGTTGTTCAATCACTCGATAAGTGTAGTCGCCTGTATAAGGAAAGGTAACGTTTACGCCCTCATCAATGATAAACTCATCGTAACGCTCAGGTGAAAGGCTTTCATTGTTTAGCACAACGGGACCAACTTGCTCAGTGCTTTGATGGTGAGTAAACTCAAATACAAAAATCGGGTCGATTTCAGTTGCCAGCTCCGTCGCTGTTACCACTATTTGGTTGGGTTGCCCCTTGTAAACTATCAGCATTTTTCGCGGGTTTTTTCTTGGTTTCGAATACGTCAAAGCCTAGCGCCTTATAGGTCGCCTCTTCACCTTCTTGGATTGTAAACCATTTGTTTACTAGGGGTGATTTCATTTGAATGCCTAAGCACTCTTTTCTAATTTTCGCCATGATTTCAAAGGTATAAAAAAAGGCAAAGCGTGAACCTTGCCTTTTTGATTAGTGAATCAGTTTGATTAAGCTGCTTGAGCCAACAAGGTGGTGTAAAGCGCTGTTGCCATGTCAGGCACTTCGTTATCCTCCATTGAAGTAAATACCAAAGTATGGCCATTGCGGTCGCTTACTGCCGTTCCTGTGCCCGCTTCAGATGCTTCACGCATTTGCAAGCCTTGGTCTAAACCAAGCACAATGATTGAGCCGTCACGCTTTTCAACAACTGCTACAAGCTCATTTTGAGCAAGCAAGTTGATTTCAGCGCGAAGCTCTTTAGTGTCGTTATTCAACACAATTGTGAGAGTTTCCTCATAATACAACGCGCCGTTGTCATTAACGCGCGGCGGGTAAGTTGCACTTGAAAGGTCGCGCTTCAATTTGTAGAGGTATGTATCACCTGTAACGGTCATCGCAGTAACCTCGTTGCCTACTTTTGTAGGGTTGCCAGAAATTTGGTCTTTGGTGAAAAATAAAACTGATTTGATACCGCCTTTTCCGTTGGTGCAAATCCTGTCATTCCAACCTGCTGTAAGTCCACAAGACATAATTATTTAAATTTTAAGTGAGCAAATAAAGGGGAGTTGCCTCCCCTTTGAATTTCAATGATTAGGCTGTGTGTAATTTGAAGACGCCGATTTCGTTTGTAAACGGAACCTGTACACCACCGCGCATTTTAGAGCGGATGTAGAGCTTGTCGTCATCTTGCGAGTACCACAATTCATAAGAAGCCGAATCAGTAGCCAAGTCAGTACCGAATACGAAGTGTGAACGCTTACCAACAAAGATTTCAGTTGTGCCAGCAAGACCTGGTGTTTTAACAACCGTCAAATCAGTACCCGGAATGATTACTTCATTCATTGCAGCGATAGCCGCAGGTGAGTAATGGAAGAAGTTGAGGTCAACGAGATTCTTCATCAACTTGTCAAAGTTGCCACGTGAAGTGAAAGCAATTTTCTCGTCGCTTTCCATGATAGCATCGCTCATGTTAGAGTAACATCCGTAAAAAATGTCGTAAGCGTTAGAGTTGGTAATTGACGTGATGTCAGAAGGGTTTAAATCAACACAACCATTTGCAACGGTTAAGATGGTTTTGAAGCCATTGAACCACTGAAGGTTGCCTGTACCTGTTGAGGTGTTACCTTGCCAAATCAATTTATCCAATTGAACCGCATTTAAGCGCATCAAATAGTCAGTGATTGCAGCCTCAAAAGGGAGTTCTTTATCCTCAGCCATTGCACCCGGACGGAGTGCTAATTGCGTCCAGAATCCGTCGAGGTCTTTGTTACAAAAGCCTTTTTTGAAACCGATTGCAACGGTTGTGATTTTGCGATCAGAAAAGACCGTATCACCTTGGTCAGTCATATCGCAGTCAGCCGCTTGGTAAATTACTTCATCATTGAGCAATTTGATGTCTTGCGAACCTTTAACGCCCTCTTGGGTGCGGATGTAGTTCAATGTTACCGCCTCAGATACTGAGCGTGTAACTAATTCAGCTTGTTGGTCGTCAACGTAAGCCGTTAGGTCTGACACATCGTAGTCAAACTTGGATTTAATGATGGATTTTAAAGAAGCCATTTTTGTTTGTTTTTGGGGTTTAAAAATTATTTACGTTCTTGTTTTGCGGCATCAAGTAGCCTTTTTTGTTGAGCTGTAAACTTGCTCTCCTCACGTGTGATGCGCTGCGTTTCGCTGCCTTTATCAGACGGCTTGCTTGCAAGTGCATTGAAGCGAGTAGTTAGAGTGCTCAACTCCTCTTTAAGCGTTCCGTTTTCAGCGCTCATCAACTCAACAACGCTTTGCAATTCCTTAGCGGCAGCAAATAGGTTTGAGTTAGTCGCTTTCAGCTCAGCAATGGCCGCGCTCATTTGCTCATCAGAGCTTTGAACTTGTGCCGCTGTTGATGCTTCTAGGAACATTTGTACTACTCCGTTAGCATCAACCAAGAAACGACGGCCGTTTGCGTCTTGGTATTCACCTGCGGATAGTGTGTAAACATCGGTTGTTTCGCCGTATGTATAAGAATAGGTAAGTTTGGTGCCAATCTCAATGCTTTCTTGGTCTACATTCATTGACCACATTGATACTTGTGAGATTTCTGCAAAATGCTCAACGGCTTTTTTGCTGAATACTTCCGAGCCCTCGGCTGCGTTCTCTTCTTTGCTTTGGCTAACCGCTTCAATGATTTCAATGACAACGCCATCAGCATCTAAAACAATGCTCATGTTGTCCATTTCTACAAGTACGTGTGTTCCCTCAGGGGCAGGCACTTCGTTTTCGCCATCAACAACAAATACAGGTGTGCCAACCGTAAGGTCGCCTTCCCATTTGAGCAATGTGCCATCCTCTAGGGTAGTCTCAAAAAATTTGCCTATCATTTTAGTGATGGTGGCAAACAGACTTTTAATCTTTTCGAATTTCTCTTTCATAAAGTTTCTATTTACTTTCTATTTACTTATTGTGCTAAGCTGTTTTACAATTGCTTCCAGGCCGCTGATAAACGCATCTATTTCGGTTTCATGATTGCTGAATCCATCCGACGTTTTACCGCTGTCATATAGGGCAAAAACGCCCTCAATTGAAAAGCCTTTGAACTCACCATCTTTGGCGCGCTGGTAAACATCTGCGTCGGTGATTTTATAGCTGCAAATGACTGTGCCGTCGGTCTCATCTTTAAACCTTTCAGGCGCCGTGAATCCTTTTGCCTCGTCGATAGTGTACAGCATGGTCATAAAAATGCCGTCAACGACTTGCTTGCCGTCGTGCTCAATGTTTACGTTGTTGAAATTGCCACGTCGGGCGTAGTCAAATACAATATCCTTAATCGCTTGCTTGCCAAATTGTACGTAATATTCTTCTTTGGTCTTTGAATCGTAGCGATAAATCGGCGTGTCGGCTGCTATCATTACACCCGTGATGCTTTGCTCATCGTCATTGAACTGATAATGCTGCTTTGAGCTGAAGGTCTCGAACTGCTTTTCATGCGCAGGCGATTTGACAAGGCTGTTAAATGATACCGTTGTTTCGGGGTCGTTTAGGTCGATGCCTATGTCGTATAATGGTAGGTCTCTTTTCATACTTATTGTGTTTTTGTGTTGTTATCCAAACATTGATTTTGCTTCCTGCACAGCCACTTTGTTGGCCACTTCATTAAAGTCATTGACCTCGAGCACAACAACAGGCGTAACCATTGGCGTCGTTTGTGTGTTGGTTTGCGTGTTGGTTGTTGTTGTTTGGGTATTGGTGCCAACGCTAAAGCTCGACGCGCCCGCTCCGACTCCACCCGACAAGTTTGGCATTTGAGGCATTGAGCCGCCTTGGTATTGTTGAGCTGCCACCGCCGCCGCTTGGGTTACGCCTAGCGCCGCTGCAAAGCCACTAAATGGCATACCGAATGTTGCGGGAGAAGTCGCCACCGCTTTGACGATTGCGCTTGCTGTGTCCATTGCGATTTGAGCAATACGCAGCGCCTTGTCTCGTTGGAACTGCGAGCGCTTAATCTTATCCTCTTCTTGGAATGCCCGCAAATCAGTTTGGTATTTAAGCCTTGCGTATTTGTCATTGATAGCCTGCTTTTGTTGCTCAGTCAATCCTTGGCGCGATAGCTCAGTTTCTTGTTGTTGGGCAAGCACCGCGTTTTGTTGCTCAGCGCTTTGTTTGATGTCATTCAATCGGTTTTCCTCGGCTACTTTGACAAGGTCATTCAAAGCGCCTAATTGGTCAAGTGCTTTTTGCGCTATGTCTAGCATGTTTTGAATCGACGCGAGCTTTTCCTCTAGGGTCTTTTTGTCTTGAGCTTTTATAGCGTCGTTCTTTTTCTTGTTGATTTCCTCAACCTTTTTGGCATGCTGCGCCTCGAGTACTTCGATGCCTTTTTTGTGTTGGTCTTCGGTGATTAGCTTTTCTTGTAATGCCTTGTCAAGTGCTTTGCGTTCTTCGGCTTGGGTGTCTTCAAAATTGCGTAGCTCTAGTTGGTATTCGTCCATTATCAGCTTTTCATACTGAGCCACCAAAGCAAGCCGCTCCTTTTCGGTTTCTTCCGTTTCCTTTAGCTTCTTATCGTCAGCTTCTTTTTGCTTGGCATAGGCCTCGTTTTGGTATTTTAAATTGAGGTCATTTTCGGCATTCATTTGTGCTATTTTCAGCGTCTGCACCTGTTCGGATTGCGCGCCGTAATGTTTGGTAGCTAAGGCGATTTCCGCGGTGTATTTATCTTGAATAGCTTTGAACTCCTTTTCTTCTGATGTCATGGTAAGCGTTTGTGCATCGGCCAAGAAGCCTTTGATTTGCGCGAGTTCTTCATCTCTTTTTTTCTTACGCTCACTTGCACGATCATTAGCCTTCTTGACTGCCTCAGCGTTAGCCACCTCAATAGCATTTGCATTGTCCGTGTTTGCCTTGTACTGGTCTTTAATGTCTTTGTTGCCTTCGCTTATTTGCTTTTTCAAGTCCTTTGCTCTCTTACTATCGGCATCCCCTAATTTGATAAGTAGGTCAAGTTCTGCCCTGTAAGCGTCTTGCTTTACTTTGAGCTCCGCTAGGATGGCTCGACCTGTTTTCAGCATCTCAGTGCGTTTCTTTTGCTCGAGTGCCGTGGTGTCTTTTCCTGCCGCTTTGGCCATGTTGATTTCATGGTCGTAACGCGCTGCGATTTTATCCTGTTGACGTTGTAGCTCTTTGATGTTTAAGTCGGCTTCTTTCTTGGCGTGAGCGCTGCGAGCCTCAGCGTTACGCTTTGCTTTCTTTTCAGTTGCTGAATCCACAACTCCGAAATATTCCATCGCCTTACCAATGCCCCAAAAAATACCTGAGATTGGTTTTAAGATGGCGCCAAGAACACCCCCCGCATTTGCAAGTTGTTGAAATTTTTGATAGACCATTTGCCCGAACTTGACAATTTTGTCAAAGTTTGTAATGAGCAAACCAACGCCCACAACTAGCGCGCCGATGCCTGTGGACAACATAGCAATGCGAAGTATTTTCATGGCGCCTGTGGATTGCCCTACTGCGATTGTGTAAAGCCTTTCCCATGCTGTACGTAATTGCAAGCCGAGCACGCTTTCTTTGTTCAGTGCCACAGCGATGGTATTTATTGAGTTGGCTACTCCCTGCACAGCTTGCAGTTTTACCATTGTTTTCATCAGGTTCTCATTCTCTACACCCGTTAAGGCAATGGCGCTTTGCACTCCCTCAAATACAGCCGCTCCCGTTTGAATACCCATAACCGCGGTGTCTAGGCCTACAAAATCAGAACTCAAAGCCGTTGTTTGGCTTCGAATGTCGCCCATTCTATCAGTAAGCTCAGCCGCTGCCCTAATGGCATCCTGACCAATTGGTGAGCTGTCCCCTGCAGCGATGGCAATTGATTGGTATTCGCGTACCACTTTGCCGAGTTGACGCATGGTAAGACCTCCAGCCTCGACCTTTTTATTCAGCGCATCGAGCTGTTGTGCAAAGTCATCGGTTGCTGAGCTGTCTTTTAGCTCCGTTTGCGTTGTATTTATGTCCTTATTGAGGTTGTTAAGCGCATTGTCAAATGAATTGATGTCGTTAATTGTGTTGCCTGTGTCCACTCGGACAGTGTAAACTGCTTGCTTGTCTGCCATTATCCTATGTATTTGAGTAATTCGGTTTTTGTTGAGTTGTCGTTTGTTGGATTGTAGTCCTGTATCTTTTGAAGGCGATAAATAACGCCGTCAAGATTGAGTAAATAGCGGAAATCGAGCGCGTAAATATCCGCTTCGTTCCATCGCATTGAGCATTTGACTAAGCGGCCGTAACGCGAAACAAGCTCTTTGATAAATTGCTCATGATATTCATATAGATTTCTTTGCGGATAGCTTGGCGACGAGTAATAAACAACCTCAGGAACTCCGAAATTGTCATCAAACGTAGGCTCGTCAATGTCATCCAAATGACCGACATACGGGTAAGCGCTGTAATTGTGTGAAGTGCCTGCCTCGTCTTTGATTTTAAAGTGAACATCTCGAAGCCTGCCGACCTGAACAATGAAGGGCTTGCCTTTGTATGGCTGCACGGTTGTTACGCCTAGCTCGTCGGTTGTGGCCGAGAATAAACGCGGCACCACCAAGCCTGTGTAGCTGGTTTCGTTTTGCGGAATGTCAGCAAGCGGAACCTGCTGAAATGGCAATAAGTATTTTGTTTCGCTGTTGACTAACTGCGCCTCATTGACAAGCTCAAAAGCTCCGTATTGGCCGCCCTGTTCGTTCTGATACTTTTGATTGTAGAAATCAGATGAATCAGCAAAATTAAACAAGTAACGTTTTGACGCAAAGTTGACCGATGGTACTATTTCAATTTGTTCTTTTTCGTCGAGCTTTTGCGTAACAATGAGCGCTTCATTGCTTGGCTTGTAGTAATCAGTAAACGGCTCAATCATCAATTTTGTTGGCTCGAACTTATCAGGCGACACCAATAAATTATACATTTTGCAAAGACCATTAAAGAAATCGGCACCTGTCAAGTCGGGAAGCAACGCGGATAAGTAGACCGTGCTGCCTGCTGTAAGTTCGGCGGCTTGCTTTTCAAAGTTGACTTGGGTGTCAATACTTGAAACTTGCACTGAGTAGCTGATGTTTTGCCCTGAATAGCTCGCGAGGTCCATGCCTGTGAACGCCATGACAAGGCGAAGTGATACGCGCACTTCGTCGTTTATTTCTGCATTGAATTGACGCGCATAATCGAAGTCTATTGTAAAGGATTGGCTTAGCGCTGTCGATGTAATTGGGCCCGTATAAACGTCTTCAATTGCCAGCACAGCGTTATTCTTGTAGATGACTGCGCGAAGCGTGTAGGTGCCGTTTATGCTCGTTATTGTGGCGCCACCTAAATCAAAATTTAAGTCGATAACATGGCGGCCAACATAGTGGAAATTAAACAAGCCGCGAACCGCCGCACGAAATAATGCAGGTACTTGGCCGACCATTTGTGATCGCAAATCGGTAACTACAAAAATATCAATCGCATCGGCAAAAGTAGCTGTGCCAAATGAAGGTAAATAGTTTTCAGTGCCGTTATCAAATACAAGTACAACGGTGCCCGACTGCTGCGCCTCAATGATGTAAGGGCCTGCGCTTATCTCAGCGTTGAGCGCACTATCATTCAAAGCCTGCGCGGGTGTGATTGCTGGCTTTTGGCCGCCTTGGTAGGCTAACGCTCTACGCTTAAAGAACGCGCTTTCTAAAAATTCGCTATCCCAAGTCAAGCCTGCTTTTATGAATAGCTTTTGCAGTATGCCGTATAAAAATACTTGAAGTGGTATTTGGTCAATGTCGAATTTCTCGGGTTGGTTGCGCGGGAATCCGTAATCAATAAGGCCATAATAGTAGCCGATGCCTTGCCAATCACTGCCCGTCTTAACTGAGGTGCTGATGCCATTAATATAGTTCAATCCCGACCAAGTTTCTGTAACTCGAGCTAACACTAAAGGATGGTCGAACTCGCTAAAATCGAGCTCATTTACTTTGATTTGCTGCAAGCGTGAAATGTAGTCGATAACCTCGCTAACGAGTGAAACCTCAAACGTCCAAAAGCCGCCGTTGCGTTTACATGAAAGTAGCTGCGCGGTTCCGTTGAATTGCAGTAAGCCCTTTTGATACACCTGTGCAGGCGCTTTGATTGTAGGGTCAAAATCAATCAGCGTGCTTTGCTGCCCGTTTGGGTCGGCCGCTGAGGTCATTTGAAAGATGCTATTGAATAGCGCCTGATTAATTGCCGTGCCCGGTAGTGTTATGGTTTTGGAGCTCGCGCCGCTGCGCTTTGATAAATCAGCTAGCTCGGTAACGCTAAAAGAAAACGGGAACGTCGGCCGCTCCGCTAATTGGACAAGCTGGCCATTTATGTATAGTTCTGTGTCCATTAGTTCAATTGGCTTTGATAAGTGTAAGTGCGCTCAAGTGTTACTTGCTCTTGAATCAATCCGTTGCGCTTACGCGTTTTGAGTTGATAGCTAGTATTTGTAACCTTGACGGGCTCAAATCCGCTCGGGGTTTCAAGATATACCTTAGGGCTTTCAAATAACGAAGCAACAAGCCATTGCTGCACCTCGGGTGCTATCCAGTCGCTATTGAGTAGCATTTGCGCTGTGGATTGTTTGGAGGCCGTTACGTTTTGACCCTGATAAATCGGGTATGTATGCCCACCTTCAATCCATGCGCCTTTGTTTCTTTCGTAATCTTGGGCCGTAACCTCAGCGCTTTCAACACTATCCATTTCAAAGCTGAAAGAATCCCATACGCCAAACTTATTGAGCCAATGCAGGCGCCTAATCGGGTAGCGCTTGCAGTCGAAATCTAACCAAAAGGTAAAGACCTCGCTGAATCCCGTGTTAGTTCCTGCGCCAAGTCCTTTGGCCTGCACCGTGTAGTAAGCTGAGTCATCAAATGAGCTCGGCAAAATGGAAGTGTTGGCCGCGATTGTGCTTGGTGAGCAGTCGATAACAACCAGCTCATTAGTTAAAATGTTTATCGTATCGGAATCCACAACGGCGCCAAATAAATCGTATAGCACAAATTCAAAGTCGATATTTTTAGCAAGCGAAAGCACCCCTAAAAAAGCGCGTTGGTCTAGGCCAACAAATGCCTTTTTAGATCGCGGCCAAGATGTCAAGAAATCAACCGTATTCGGAAATGCTGTAAACGGATTGCTGCGCGATGCGTCGTAATTGCGATAGTCCCAATTTATGAAATCCACATGAGTAAGCGCGGCATTTATGGCTACTAAAGCCGTTGCCGTTTCCGAATCCTCCAAAGCGGGCGGGGCGCCGTATTTCTCAAACACCTCAATGTATACCTTTGCAAAGGCATTGAAGTAGTTTGTAAGCAATGCGCCGTTAGTTATCAAATCGGAACTTAGGTAGCTGCGAAGCACGCCTTCGGCATTAAACTTACCGCTATCGGTTGTCTCTAAAAAGGTTTCATGTGTCGAATGATACACGCCATTTATATACAGCTTTACAATGAAGCTGAAATTAGACTGTGCTGCCTCGGTGCTGCTAAATGTCCATTCATAAGGATTGCACCCGGGCGCTACTCTTTGAGGGCCCTGCGTTAATGTTATTGCCATGTGTTAGTGTTTCGTTCAAATTTAACGTCGAATTGTAAGCCTGTGAGCGCGGTAAGGTCGTCGCCTATGCTGGTGAGTAGTTCATCAGTAAAAACCATTTCAGTAATGCGTTTAGCTTGCAAGCCGTGCCGCTTTATGCTGTATGCCGTTGCGTATGCTTGGCGCATGTCGCCCCCTTTCCACCCTTGAATGGCTTTTGCCATTGTGGAGCTAACGCCAGCATAACGGAAGGAATAAGGCGAGCCTTTCATTTGAGGCCTGCGATAGGTGTAGCCCTCTTTGGCGGGTAGGGCATTCACGCCCTCATCAACAAAATTATAGTAGCTATCCGCTTGTATTTGGAAAGATAGCACACCCGTTGGGAAGTAGGCAACCGATTGAGCGAGTGCGCCTGAGTTGCTTGCTTTGGCTAGTATGGCTTCGCGTAGCTTTTGTGTTACGTCGTTTGCGATTCCAAGTATCAGCTTTTCATACTCACTTTGTGGAGCTGCGTTGCCTGTTATTCCTAAATCGCTAAGATTGACCATTTATTATAGTGCTGCGCTGTTGTTTGATGCGTAGGTAGTTTTGCCAAAAAAGAAACTTTTGATAAGGCATGGCGCCGATTTCTGCGACGGGTGTGTTTAGCTCTTTCGCCACCAAGACAAACGCAGTCGTGAAATGATACCACGCATCCTCGTTGCTCTTTGCCTCTTCTTTAGGAGCCTCTCCGTCGTCTTCGCTGCTATCCTCATCCTCGCTATCTGAATCCCCGAAATAGCGAGTTTCCAATCTTCGTAATTCGACAAAAAAAAATTGTAGAAGTTCCAAAATTCCTCACCATCAAAATGCTCAGCAAAGAGCTTTTCACGCCTTTCGTTTGGATTTATGACTTGTTGGTGCGCATCCTCTTGGTGATAGCTCATGCCTTGCTCAACGTACATGATAGCAACTAGCCTTTCAGGGTGTGTGTACAGGCTTTCAATGTCGAGTAGCTTCGCGTCAATTATTTGACCCGTTGACCATGCGCCAAAGTTGGGTGTAAACTTGAACTTTTGGCCTTTGACCTCGATAAGCTCACGCGGCTCTTTGTATTTGTAGGTTGATAGCAAAGTGATATAATGATCCGAAATTTGCAACACGTCGTCAACGTCAATACGCCTCGCTTGGCTCATTTGTATTTCGAGCATGATTGCCACAACTTGGGTTCGAAATTCTAGGTTTTGCAGCAATGCCGTAAACTTTCGGTCATCGAATCCCTCGAGCAATTTGAGCCACATCGCGACTTGTCCGATTTTTATTTGAGAAATTGATGTTTTGAATTGGTGTGTCATGCGAATACGTATTTGGCGCGGGTTCGTTTTTCTTTAAGCGATTGATTTGCTAAAGCCAAAGATATGACACTATCGTCGTGCATTCCTTTTGGCGCTGAATATTGAACATTTCGCGTTTTGTTGTTATAGACAAAGGTAAAGTTTTCGAGCTCATCAATAAGCCAATCTTTGTCGAGAATCTGAATCGACTTGTCTTCAAACGCCACGGCCAAGTCCTCAATCATTATCGGTTTTGTTTTGGTGCTGGTTACGTGTGGATAGATTAGGTTACGGCATTTCTTTTGCAGCATTTCATAAAACACGTCTCCCTGATTATTTACCTCAACGGCGGTCATGGCATTATACTGAATGATTATAGCGGCTACCTTTTCAATTATTTGTGTCCACTCCATTTGACGCCAACGCTCGCAGTAAACCATTTGCTTTTTATCGTTGAGTATGGATAGCACGGTGTAGTCATCTGCTCGGCCGATGTCAAGGCCTGCAAAGTGCTTGCCTTTTTCACCTATGCCAATACATGCGCGCACGTTTTTAAAGATGCCAGCGCCGTCATCAATGAACTCGGCAAGGTATTCTTGTCTAAATATATGCTCAGGCAGCGAGGCGCGGCGCTCATCAATTTCAGCGGGGTCAATCATGGGGTTATCATACGAGGTAAACGTAAACGATTTGTAACGCTCATCGTAATTCGGGCGCATATAAAGCCCGTGAAAGTGGTTCTTTCCATTAGGCGTTGAAATGAAAAGCACCTTTTTACCCTTGACAAGTACGGTTGCGCTCAGTACCTCATCCCACAGCTCCCTACGTGTAAATGACGTTTCATCAATTATTAGGTAGTGAAAGGTATTGCCTCGGATGTTATCCGGGCGCTCACCCGAAAAGAACTGAATCTTTGAGCCCATGCCATTGATAAGCAACTCCGATTTATTGAAGTTGAACAAGCCGCTGTTTTGCGTGTATTTCTCGAAATCCGAAAAGACTTTCTTTGATTGCTTGTAAACGGGCGAGACCCAAGCGATGTCGCAGCCTGCATCATTAATGGCCCAATAAAGCATTTGATTTAAACCAAGCATTGATTTGCCAAACTGTCTGCCGATGTTAAGCGTGTAGTATTTAAACGGCTCGTTATTGATTGAGTCGTGTATGAGGCGCTGTTTTTCGTGCGGTTTGTAGCCTTTTATGGTTGCCATTAATTATCGAAGTCGAAGCGGTCAACGTTTTTAGTTTCAATTTGTTGGCGGTCGTGCATACCTAGGCGATTCTTTGCGTAAAAAATACCTTTACCCTCGTTCGCTACGATGCTTTCGGCAACCGCTTTCATGTTCAAATCAATCTCTTTTATAGTGTGCCCCTGTTCTGATTCTTCATTCTTAAGCCACTTGTACCACGTGCGCCTGTGCATTAACTCCATTCCCACCTTCATTGGAATCCAAATACGCAAGAAATAGTCAATAGTTGGAATTTGCCTATCGAGCAACTCAACAACTCGGCCACTAGCTGAAACGGTTTCTTTCGTGTTCTTTGTACACTCAATAACGTAATCCCAACCGAGCTCCTCAAGCAAGTCCATTTTTTCAATTAGCTGCAGCGCGATTGCTTTTGGCTTTCTTGAAACAGGCTTTCGAACCGCCCTTACTTTACTCGCTGGCTTGGTCGTTGCCTTCGCTTTCGTTGTTGTTTGCGCTTTGGCCATCCGTCAAGATTTTGATTAACTCATCTTTTTTCGCGTCTTTCGCTAACTCAATCCCGAGCTCTTTTGCTTTGGCATTTGCAAGGCTTTTGAGCTTCATGAAGTTCATGCCGTCAAACTCTGTGTTTGTGATCATTGTGTCAGCTTTTTTCTTGGCGGCTTTTTTGGTTTTTGTAGCCGCGTTGACACGGTGCATTGCTTGAATGACGCAGGTGCCACAGTCAATGTTGAGTGTTGAGCCCGTGAGTTCTTTGTAATGGATTGCCAGCTCTTGTTTGAGAGGCCGAGACATATTGGCGCTGCCAAACTTGCGGAAAAATTCGAGCTTTTCGAGTAGCTCAGGCGAAAGGGATAGTGTTACGCTCATGGTTAAATGTACTTTTTAAGTTTTGTTTCTAGATTTGTGCCTCTGATTTTACGACGCAAGGCGCGGTCGTTTTTTAGCTCAATCATTAGAATTGCCCCAACTGAGGATAAGATGCGGTCTTGGTCAGTTATTCGGCGATTGCGTCGCATCAACACGCGAAGCCCTTTAATTATTAAACGAAGTCTCTTCATAAATCAAATATAAAGCCGCGCCAAAATAGGCGGCGAATGCGTTAAAAAAAATCATTTCGTTGGCGTCAACAAAAAGATAGTAGCAAAGATAGTAAACAACGGCCATCCAAAACGAAAGGCAAGGCAGGCAAGAAAAGGGCTTAAAATTCATCTTCCCTGTTGTCCGGACCCAATTGAATATCGGTATCGCCGCTCCGATTGCTGCAAAAATCCCTAAAATCATTTCTAAATTGCTTTATGGCATTGCACACAATGTCGTGTCGGATGCCTGTTAAACGTTCAATTTCGCGGTAACTCATTGATTGAAAGACAAGTTTAGCGATTTCTTTGCAAAAAAACTCGTTTTCCGTTGCGCTTTCTTGGTCAAAGTACTCATCAATCAATCGGCCATACTTGCTCTCTTGGTATTTTTCGTCGATTTTATCGTAATCAATGGAGTCAATGTCGAGGTGATAGTTGGCGTATTGCTTATTAAACGCGCTATCTTTCCAATTATATTGCTGATATGCCCAGCGTGCAAATGTCGCGGGTAGCGATTGCGGAACTATTCCTTTGTCATGGAGCAAAATATAGACGAAAGCTACGAGGTCGCGGTGAATGTCTCGGTCACTTGTTATCTTCCGAGCTATCGTATAAGCCTCCCTGTTCCAAAATTCCACACTCAAAGGTAAATAAAAAAGCCAACTGATTGAGTTGGCTTTTAGATTGTTAGTTTTTGAATATGGTTAATCGAATAGACCTGCCCAATAGAACAATGATATGTAGATAGCCATTGCGGCTACCCTGTAAAAAATGTTATATTCTTCATTCTTTGGCTTTCCATGCATGTGCGCTTCGATTAGCAGCCCTGTTGACCACAGGATAATCAAAATAATTACAGGTGTTTTCATGTTAGTCTTGTTTAGTGTTACTACTTTGCGGCTCACTCGCCTCGATTATTTCTTTTGCTTTCTCAAAGCTGATTTTGCCGATTAGCACATCGCACACGCTTATTGAGAGCTCATGCGTTAAAATATCCCATTCAATGATAAAGTTATCCGCTTCGAAATAGACTAGGAAATACGAGTAGCCGTGTTGCTCTTCAAAGACGTCGTCGCTTGCCATTTCACGTTTGAAGCCTATTGCGATTACTTGGTCAAATGTTGGATTGTCGGTAAAAAAGGATTGTCGATTTAGTATTGGCTTTCCTGTTGCGCCCCAAATTATTTTTTCAAGACGTCTTGTTTTCTTTTCAACTTCTGCTTTCAAAAGGTCATCAAACAAATTTCCATCAACTAAGTTACTTGCTTTTTTTCCTTCTTCTGATTCTGATAAATTACACATTTTGTTGTTGTTTTTAGGTTACTTATTCTTTTTCATGTATTCATCAATCAATCCCATGGTTTGCGCGCTGATAGTGCCCTCACCTGTCAAAAATCGGCCAATAGCCTGCATATTGGTGTAGCCAAATGAGCTGCAAATTATCCACGGGGTCGTTTGCTTTTGTAAACAATAGCGCTCCACTTTTTTGGCGAAGCGCTTTTCTAGTTTGGTTTGGGTCATAGCTTTTCTAAATCATATGCAACACACAAAAGATACCTAAAGGTAAACGTATTTATGCCGTCTTTCGTTTTATATTGGTAAATAACAACATCTTCGATAGGTAAAACACCTCCATTTTTGGCTAGGTATTCTTGTATTTTTTCACGGGCAAATCCTTTTGACATCATGCTTCTAAATTTTCGGTTTCACTTTGGAAATAGTCCAAAATTTTTGTCTCTACTATGGATTTGATTTGCGTTTCAAATCGCATTAATTCTTGTTCATTGTATTTTACAGCCATATCTCGGGCCATTTCAATGCTTTCAGCGTTAACAAGCAACTTCATTTTTATTTCTCGGTCATCCATGTTAGAGTATTCCTGTTTTACTAGAAAATACTTATCAAATGTATGTTCTTCACTTCTGACTAGGTCATCAACCATAAATTTGTCCATCTTCATGATCGTGAACTCGCCTTTAATCATGGAGCCTAAATGGGTGTAAACGTTAGCCTCGCAGTCAGTGAATGTGTGGCCATCGAAAAGGTATTGTTCAACAACGCGCTTAAATGTGCCGTTATCAAATTGCTTGGTGTAGCTTACTTTGGTTAAAAATGTTTGTTTCATTTTACTTATTTATTTCTTTGTTAATAATTTCTACTATTGTCCATGTGGTAAATGTAAGGCCTGTAAGCAGCCAAATCCAATGACGAACACCCCAATGCCATGTAGAGGAATGGTGGTCATCTACTCCGTATTGACATCCTATATATTCATTTGATTTGTACTCATGATAAATCACATGGCCGCCTTTGCATCTCCAGTCTCCAAAAAGTTCATGATTTGATTCCGGCACAAATGACGCGAAAAACATCATTACGAAAATTGCGAAAATCTTTATTTTGTTTTTCATTTTGTTAGTCTTTAAAAAGTGTGTAAATAGCCATATACATTGCTATAAATGCACTAATCGCAAATACTACCATTCCTGTTAAAGGAAAAGAAATTGCTAAAAATACTATGATTGCTGTGATTCCCAAAACAGCAATTGTTTTTAGGTGTGCTTGTTGGTTTTTCATAACTCAATAATTTGGTTTTTATCAGCGCAAATTGTCGGAATCCCGAAAGCCTTTTCAGTGTCCTGAATAAAGCGTTTTTCATCCGTATATCCATCGCTTAGGTGAATTAAAATGATTTGTTTGCACTCGCTTAAATCGAGTGTTTTTAGGGTTAGCAAAGCGGTTTGAAAGCTCATGTGCGAGCGAAAGCGGCGCTTGTTTACAAAGTCATCGGCTTTTCCTTTGATTAGCTCCTCGCAGTAGTTGGCTTCAATCATGATGCAGGCGAATTTGAACCATGAGAAATCAAATTGCAGCTTGTAGTTATCTGTAATGAAAAGTATTTTTTCATCAATGATAAAGTTAAGCGGTTCGGCTGCGTCGTGATTGGCGGAAAAACATTTGAATGGACCTTTTACACATCCATGAAAAAATGGGTATTGCCTATCCTCAGGGCTCACCTTAAGCGCATCGTAAGTGCCAACGCTTGCATACATCGGAATCCCTGTGCCAACTACCTGCTTCCATGCTTTTGAATGGTCGCCATGTTCGTGCGAAACAATACACGCTTTGATTCTAAGCAAATCAAAACCAACTGCTTTTTGAATCTCAGCGAACTTTACACCGCACTCAACTAAGAGTGCGGTGTTGTTCTTTTCGATTATATAGGCATTGCCCTTGCTTCCGGATGAAATAATGTTGATTTTCATTATTCAGGGAATTCCGCAGGTTCGTCAACAGGGCGCGCTTTTTTCAAAGTAGGCTCGGGCGCTTCGCTGATTTCAAAGGTAATCGGTTGGCTCGCTGTGTCCTCTATGATTTCGTGCTTAATGTCAATAGTTGGCGCCTCGTCGTTTTCCTCATCGTAACCGCCCACCAGGATAACATCGGTAGAGCTATTGATAGGTGTCTTGCAAGCTCGGTTAATGACCGTTTTTTTTGCCATCTCCTGCGTGAAATTCTTATGCGCTGGCGAGTTGCCCTTTGGCGCGCCTTGGTTCCATGCTGCCCGAATTTCGTCCATACTCATGATAGTCGCATCGGTCGTGCCATCTTTGTAAATCACAATTGCATAAGCCGCAATGATTTTATCGTTAGCAATGTTGCCGAGTTTCTGATCGTGTTTGTAGATAACTTGGCGTCCCGTTTTCACGTCGATGCCGTACTCGAACAAATCGTTTTGATAAACAACAACCGCGTTCACCTCTTTGACCTCAGCTACTCGCTTAGCCAAAGCGATTGAGCCCTGATAGCTGCGAATCCAAGTGAGCTCTTTATCGTAAGGAATAAAGTAACCTTGCTTTTTAAGCACGCTCAAACCCTCAACAACCATTTTCAAAAGCGCCTGTGCAACGCTTGTCTTCGAACAATACTGCAAAGCGTTGCTGCCGTCCTTTGTTTTTAACTCGGTTAAGACTAGCATTGCGCCTTTGAGCGCGTTCTCAGGTGAGTAGTCTTTGGGGATTCTTAGCTCGCCTGATTTCTCAAAGGCTTGCACTTTTTGGAGCACCTGTGTGGTGATGTCCTTTTCCGCCACTGCTGGCTGCGTTGTTGTGTTCATTGTATATGAATTTAATTGGTTACAAAAGATGCTCGTCTTTCCGAGCTGTCATGTTGACCTCTACCATAGGCTACTAATCTCGACACGCGAGGGGGAGTCGAACCTCATTTACTTACCAAATCTCAACAACCGAGCAGAATCGAACTGCATTAGTAGTCAGGGCAGGATTCGAACCTGCATGAGCCACTTCAATTACCTTGTAGGCTCTCCACTACGGTGCTTGTAGCGTCTACCAATT